TGGGAGGCCCGGCGTTCAAACAACCCGGCGGGGAGTTTACTCCGGGAATGTACATAAAACACGGTTACACCATCACCAGCCGCGGGTGCCCGAACAAATGCTGGTTCTGCGGCGTCCCGGAGCGGGAAGGCGGAAAGCTGACAGAACTGCCGATCAAGGATGGTTGGGACATACTCGACGACAACCTGCTGGCCTGTTCCGATCAGCATATACGGGAAGTATTCGCCATGCTGGAGCGTCAGCCGAATAAACCGAAGTTTACCGGCGGACTGGAAGCGAAGTTGCTCAAACCGTGGCATGCGGAGCTGATCAGGAATGTAAAAACTGAGCGGCTATACTGCGCTTACGACACACCGGACGATTACGAGCCACTGGTCGCCGCCGGACGAATCCTGCGGGACGCCGGGATCACCACCGCCAGCCATGTCGCCGGGTGCTATGTGTTGATCGGATACTGGGAAGACACCTTCGATAAGGCGGAGGAGCGGTTGATCAAAACAATTCAAGCGGGCTTCATGCCGTTTGCCATGCTTTGGCAGCCGGATGACCACGAAAACGACGATCGCACATGGAATCGGTTTCAACGGGAATGGTGCAACGAGCGGATCGTCGGAGTAAAAATGAAGGAGTATGGATCATGGGAGCTTTTATAGCAAAGCAGCCGAACGGTAAATATTGTAGATTTTCAACGGTTGTGGACTGCCCGACGCATTGGAATATGACCGAGGACGATTATATCGACCTTTGTAAAAAACATGCAGAAGAAGAAGCGCGGGATGTATTGCAAAATCATCTTAGGCCGTTTGAAGAAGTGCGGGAACATTTTATGCCAAACAACATGAAAAGAGCCGAGTTCAAAAGGCTTTTGAAAGAAATGGAGAAATATGATCGATAGGCAATACGGCGAATTTCGCTTGATCTGCGATGTCTGCGGCGGATGGGACGGGAGAGTGTTCCGTGATTTTTATGATGCTGTCGATCATAAAAAAGATAATGGATGGAAATCTCAGAGAAATGGGAGCGGGTGGCAGGACGTGTGCCCGGATTGTCAGGGGGTAAAATGATGAAAAATAAACGCATTCAATGCAGCTACTGCGGTAGAAGCGAATATTTCTACAAACTGATGATCAGCGAACTTCTGGACAAGGGGTGGCGGAGCTACAGCGTCAATCAATATTGACCGGAATGCAGTCGGACATGGAACAAGCGCAATGCGTCTACTCTGTCGCGGGAGGATAGTTATGCGATGATGCATGACAGAAAATATCGGAGGGGGATTGTGTGATGACGTCGGAATTAAATCCATGCCCATTTTGTGGAGGAGAAGCAATGCAAGTTGCAAACCACTTAAAATCAATTCCGTATAGTTACGTTTATTGCTTGCAATGCGCCGCGCAAAGTGGTGATTCTCAATGCGACCCGCAATGGTTTCAAATTAGTTATGACGAAGCCGTTGATCAATGCAAGCAAAAAGCCGCCGACGCATGGAACAGGAGAACTAATAGAAACATCACAGTCAATCAACATGGGAACAATTGCAAACAGTATGAGACAATTCAAAATCTTATAATTGACAACAGATGGGATAGCAAATCATGAACAGCAGATACCTTTTTCGCGGAAAAGTCGAAAGCTGCACGCTGCAAAACGATTTCGACGGAAAAATACGGCCGGGCGAAAAAAAAGTTCAGCCGGCCGAAAACAAGAATGGTTCCTGGCTATCCAGGTTTTTCAGAAAGGGTCGGTGATCGGCGGTGAAACGTAGCATAGAACAATCGGTTGAAAACCTAAGGCAATATTTACGCAAGTTTGATGAAGATCGGAGGAGCGGAAAACTGATAGAAAAGTATAATCAAAACGCTTTTGCCGGCGCGCGTGAGTGGGCCGCATGGTTATCAGTATTTGATTTTGGAATTACACAATACTCAAAAATGGCTGGAAAACTTATTAACCGATGGTGGTGATGTACAATGAAATGCAAAATATCAAAATGCGGGTACGGTAACTATTGTTGCGTGAGCTGCGGGGAGCTGTGCCGGGATGATCAGGGAAGTAGGTGAGGGATATATCAGATTCTAATACCATACATAAATGCATCAAATTTTTATGCAGTAAGGATAAGTGCGTCTGGTTATACTGCGGGGTGATCTGTAGCAGGAATCCATGTCCGTATAATAAGCGTTATTACAAGGCGGTGCGGAAGTGACGAAACAGTTATATGATATAAAAAAGCCGCTCCCACAATGGAGAATAGCCCATCAGCAAGGATAGTTTGCCAAAAAGGGGGAGACATGTCAATATGAAACATCAAAATCAAACAGATCAATCGGATGTCGATGATACCGTTGTGGAGATCGCTGCGCGGGAAGCCGCAAGGGTTGCCATTGAGATGTGGGAAAAAGAAAGGCATAAAGAAACAGCGCGGCGGGCTGACAGGCGCTTACGCAATACCAAGCTGCTGTTAACCAATTACCGGAGCTTTTCCGCGCATGTACGTCATGCCGTATCAGACATCAATGACATTGAGGAGGATAGCGCGATCTATATCCTTGACATGATGGATACCTATATCGACATGAATAATGTTGTTATAGAATCCATTAAGCGTACCGCTTCACGCACCGCGGTCATTGTCGCCCATATAGACCAGATGCTCGATATTTATAAAAAAATGTGTGAATCGTCGAAAAGAACAGAAGATATCCGCCGTTATTTTGTCATTCACTCGTTGTATGTCAATAGCAATCAGATGTCAATTTTAGAGATCGCGGAGCATGAAAACGTTGATCAAAGGACTGTATATAGGGACTTGGAAATTGCCTTGGATCGGCTTGCTGCCTTGTTTTTCGGGATAGATGGCGTACGAAATCAAAGATGAATCTGACCATGTCAAAAAGTCGCCATTGACATGTCAATATGATCCGTTGTAAAATGTATGTGTAGAATACTCGATTGTTCAAAAATCAGCCGTCCGTAATGGCGGTTGATTTTATATTCATACCTGCTAAATAAAATCAAGCCTTGTCCGCAAATATACAGTAACAGTCAGGAGGTAAATGGGATATAACGATGGATATTGAAATCAGAAAACTTACCGACCTTCTACATGCCGATTATAACCCCCGGAAGAAGCTGATCCCCACCGACCCGGAATACAAACGGATCGCCCGGAGTCTGGATGAATTCGGCTATGTCGACCCGATCATTATAAACAGCGATAACACAATTATAGGAGGACACCAGCGGGCGACCGTACTCGCCGACAAAGGCGTAGCCGAGGTCCAGGTTGTCGTTTTGGATATCCCGAAAGAAAAAGAAAAAGCCCTCAACGTCGCCTTGAACAAAATATCCGGTGAATGGGATATGACCATGCTGAGGGATGTGTTGTCCGAATTAAGCGCCGGCGGGTACGATATCACCCTGACCGGGTTTGATATTCAGGAATACGAGGACATCCTGCTCCAGCTTCAAGCCGACGCCGCGGAAGATGACGGATTCGACGCCGAGGAGGAATATGAAAAAATAGAGGAACCTGTCGCTCGGCCCGGAGATATCTGGAATCTCGGAGATCACCGGGTCATGTGCGGCGATACCTGCGACCCGGCAGCGGTTGCTTCCCTCATGTACGGCGCAAAAGCGCAGATGATCATAACCGACCCGCCGTACAATGTCGACTACGAAGGCGCCGCCGGAAAAATCATCAACGACAATATATCCGGCGCCGCTTTCCGTGCGTTCCTTCTCGATGCCATCAAAAATATGTATGACCATGCGGAACCGGGGGCGGCCATTTATATATTTCACGCGGATATCGAGGGAATCACCTTCCGGCAGTCGATGATCGACGCCGGTTTTTTATTCAAGCAATGCCTTATATGGGTAAAGAATCACTTTGTCATGGGCCGGCAGGACTACCAATGGCGCCACGAGCCGATCCTGTATGGATGGAAGGACGGCGCCGCACATTACTTCATCGACGACCGCACCCAGGATACGGTGATCGACAATAGCCAAAGCCCGGACTTCCGAAACATGAAAAAAGCTGATTTGCTGTCCTTCATTGAGGATTATTATACCACGCACGAACAAATACCGCAATCGGTTATTTATTGCGATAAACCGTTGCGGAGCTACGACCATCCCACGATGAAACCAATTCCGATGCTCGGCAGGTTTATCCGCAACAGCAGCAAGCCCGGCTGGATCGTTCAGGATTTATTCGGCGGCAGCGGCTCCACCTTAATCGCCTGTGAACAGCTCGGCCGGCCGTCGCGGTTGATGGAATATGATCCGAAATTCGTCGACGTGACCACCAAGCGGTATATCGCTTTTTGTAAGGAAAAAGGAAAGGAACCGAATATCCATTTTATCCGCGGCGGGCATATATGCCCGTTCGTGGATACCATGTTCGCATAAAAAAATAGGGAGCCGGTGCGCCAACACCGACCCCCGCAGCGCCAGAGCGAATCCTCCGGCACCGGATGGTGGAATATCGCAGATGCTATATTCCGACGCCTGCAGGCAACCATCCTCTCCATTATACTGGAGCTGGGGGTGTTTTTCAATGGCAAATATATCAGCAGACAGCGAAACATTGAAACAAGCACTGTTAAAATTAGCAACCGGGTATGAATATGAGGAACGGATCGCTGAGGTCGACCGGGAAGGCCGTACTTTGAAAGTGAAGGTCATCAAAAAGCACATGCCACCCGACCTTAAGGCGATTGAAAAAATCCAGCATTTAATTCGCTCTGGGAAGTGGTGAATATGAAGGAAATTAGAAAAGTCAATATCCTCGGAAGAGAATATTCATTGAGTGAATCAAATGCTCACGAAGATTCAAAGCTGGTAGGCAATGATGGTTATTGCGATTGTATGGCAGGTATCATTGTGACAGTTGATGATCTTAACAATGACCCGGATTTATTTGCTTCTGCTGACCAAAAGGGATGTTTTAACTATGTTTTTCGCCATGAGATTATTCATGCCTATTTTGGGGAAAGTGGGTTACTGGATTATTCAAACGATGAAAAACTGGTCGATTGGATCGCTATTCAATTTCCTAAGATGCTGAAAACATTTCGGGAATTGAATGTAATATAGGAAAGCAAATCGAGAGGTGGTGGTGATGAATAAACTGACGCCGAAGCAGGAACGATTCGCAGAAGAATATATAATAGACCTTAATGCGACGCAGGCGGCAATCCGGGCTGGGTACAGCCCCAAAGGCGCAGAAGTAACCGGAGCTAAAACACTAAGAATTACTAAGGTCGCCGAATATATAACAAAATTGCAAAATAAACGATCAAAGCGTACCGAAATAACCCAAGATTCGGTGCTGCGGGAGCTGGCCGGGATAGCGTTTTCCAACGCTGCCGATTATTCCCAGGTTATCAAAATGGGGGAGTTGTCAAAAGTCGGGCTGACCCCGACCGACCAGCTAGACGAACGGCAGCAGCGGGCGATGGCTGGCGTTAAAGAAACGCAAGCTGGTATCGAGGTTAAACTGCACGATAAAGTGAAAGCGTTGGAGTTATTGGGTAAACACCTCGGTATGTTCAGCGGAGGCGGGATCAAGTCACCGGCAGACAATAACTTCTTTGACGCAATCGAAAACGGCGCGAGGGAGGACTTTGATGACATTCCAGAACTTCAGCCAACGGCAGCGGATGGCGCTGACCTGGTGGAAGAATCCGAAATATAAAGAATACGACGGATTGATCTGCGACGGCTCCATACGATCCGGCAAGACAATAGCGGACATGATTGGGTTTATATTATGGAGCATGACCGAATTTGACAACCAGAGTTTCGCGATCTGCGGAAGGACCATTGAGGCGTTGCGCCGCAACGTGATAGTACATATACCCACCTGGCTCGAAGGGCTATTCGAGGTAACCGAGCGACGCAGCGAAAACAAGATGGTCATATCGGCGCATGGAAAGACAAACACCTACTATTTATTCGGCGGGCGTGACGAGAGCAGTTATGCGCTGATCCAAGGAATCACCTTGGCAGGCGTGCTGTTTGATGAAGTCGCGTTAATGCCCCGCTCGTTCGTTGAGCAGGCAATGGCCCGGTGTTCTGTCGCCGGGTCAAAGTTTTGGTTTAATTGCAACCCGGAAAGCCCGGCGCACTGGTTTTATAAGGAATGGATCAAAAAAGCCCGGTCGCGCAATGTCCTATATCTTCATTTCACGATGGACGACAACCGGAGCCTGTCGCCGCGGATCAAGCAGCGGTATGAGAGCTTATATTCCGGCGTTTTTTATGACAGGTACATCCGGGGAATGTGGGTCGTCGCCGAGGGGCTTATATACAGCATGTTCAACAAGGATTTTCATGTGGTGCCGTCAATAGCCCGGCCGTATGAAAAATATATGATCTCCGGCGACTACGGTACCATCAACCCCACATCTCTCGGATTATGGGGGCTGGCGAACGGCGCCTGGTACCGTATCCGGGAGTATTACTACGACAGCCGGAAGCACAAGAGCCAGCGGACTGACGAGGAGCATTATAAGGCCCTGGAAGCGCTGGCGGGTGACCTGCCGATCGAGCGAGTGATCATCGACCCGTCGGCGGCGTCGTATATCGAGGTGATCCGCCGGCATGGGCGGTTTCTGGTAGACCCCGCATCCAACAAAGTAATTGACGGTATTCGCGACGTGGCGACGCACCTCCGCGCCGGTGATTTGTTTATATGCGATTGCTGTGTGGACTGCATCCGCGAATTCGGGCTGTACCGCTGGGATGAAAAATCACCGGAGGATAAACCGATCAAAGCGGACGACCACAGCATGGACGAAGTCCGGTATTTTGTCCGGGCGGCCTTTAGAGACCCACGAATCAGCTTTTTTTAAGGAGTGATTGAGATTGCCTTATACCTGGAATGAAGTTATGAAGGCCCGGATTGAGGCGAATCGTCCCCTGACCGATCTGGAATTCTTCGCGCGGGAGTTGACTGATTGGCTGAATTCCTCTAAGCGTAAAGAAATGCTGGACGGCAACCGTTATTACGATGGCGACCACGATATCCTACAACGTAAGCGCATGGTGATCGGCGAAAAGGGAGATCAGGTCGAAGCGAAGCACCTCCCGAACAATAAACTCGTCGATAACCAGTATGCAAAATATGTTGACCAAAAGAAAAACTACCTACTCGGCAAGCCGATCACATTCGACTGCGCCAATGAGAACTACGCGAAGGAGCTAAAAGAGGTATTCGGCAAGAAGTTTATGCGGACCATCAAGAACGCCGGATGTGATGCCATCAACTCTGGCATTTCATGGCTGTACCCGCATTACGACCGGGACGGCAAGTTGGTGTTTCGGATGTATAACGGATTTGACATCCTGCCGTTCTGGACAGATGTCGCGCATACCGAGCTGGACTGCGCCTGCCGGGTATATTTCGTTGAGATGTATACCGGAAAGGAATTAAAAATCGTCCAGAAGGTTGATATCTTCAAGCCAGATGCCCTATATACCTACATTTTTGAGAATGGCGTACTGACGCCGGACACTGATACTCCGAAATCGTATTACATCACCGTGAAGGACAAAAAGGGGGAACACGGATATGCCTGGAACAAGCTGCCGCTGATCCCGATAAAATTCAACGCGCGGGAAATCCCGCTGATCCGCCGGGTCAAGTCGCTGCAGGACGCGATCAATATGCTCCTGTCTGACTTTGAGAACAACATGCAACAGGACGTTCATACAACCGTTCTGGTATTGCAAAACTACGACGGCACCGACCTGGGCGAATTCCGGCGGAATCTTGCTGTTTACGGTGTCATAAAGGTGCGGTCGACCGAGGGGATACCCGGCGGGGTGGATACCCTGACGATAGAAGTCAACGCCGAGAATTATAAGACGGTGCTGGCGTTGCTGAAAAAGGCGTTGATCGAGAACGCTCGCGGTTATGATGCCAAAGACGACCGGATGGGCGGCAACCCCAACCAGATGAACATCCGGAGCATGTATTCGGATATCGACCTGGACGCCAACGACCAGGAAACCGAGCTGCAGGCGTCCTTCGAGGATATGCTCTGGTTCGTCAACCAATACCTTGCCAACACAGGCGGCGGCAGTTATGACAAGGAAGAAATTACCGTCATATTTGACCGGGATATCCTTATAAACGAATCCGAGGCCATCGACAACTGCGCGAAATCGGTCGGGATAATATCCAACAAGACCATCGTCTCTATGCACCCCTTCACCGCCGATCCGGCGGCGGAGATGAAGCAGATAGAGGAGGAACGGACCGCTACCGACGACCCCTACCGCGCCGCTTATGAAAGGATGCACGCCGCACCGGTGACCACCCATGAGGAACAGTGATTATTGGAAACAGCGGATGCGGATTCTCGACGACGCGCTGCTCGACAAAGGGTACGATTACGTCCAGAACCTCGAAGGGCAGTTCGACGAGGCCGCCCGGCTGATCGAGCGGGAGATATCGGTATGGTATCAACGTTTCGCCGACAATAACGGCATCACGCTGGCCGATTCCCGGAAATGGCTGAAAGGGGCCGAGTTGGCGGAATTCCGCTGGTCCGTCCGCGAATATATCGCCAAAGGCGAAAACAACGCCATGACCGGCCAATGGATGAAAGAACTGGAGAACGCCTCATCCAGGGTGCATATCTCGCGCCTGGAGAGTTTGCAATTGCAGTTACAG